CGGTACTAAGGTTGGTAAAGCTATAGAACACGAGTGGTTTAATACTAAGGTTGGTTACGATGGCAAAAAGGGATAAGGTAGATATTCAACATCAAGGAAACCATTTCACTCGTTAAGACTATACGCTAGAGGAGAACAGTCTGTTAGAAAATATAAAGATGAATTATCTATTAATGGTGATTTATCTTATTTAAATTTAGACTGGAAACCAGTACCTATTATACCAAAGTTTGTTGACATTGTTGTTAATGGCATGGCTGATAGATCTTATGACATAAAAGCTTACTCGCAAGATCCAGCTTCAATACAAGAGCGCACTGACTATGTTACTAAGATAGCTGAAGATATGCAGGCTAAACCTTTTAATGACGCGGTAGCTGGTCAACTAGGTATAGATATATATCAAACAGATCAAAGCAAACTACCTGAGTCTACAGAGGAATTAGAGCTACACATGCAGTTAGACTATAAACAGTCTGTAGAAATAGCAGAAGAAGAAGCTATTAATAGTATTTTTGATAAAAACAAATACGAACTTGTATCTAGACGTATAAACAATGATTTAACTGTTATAGGTATTGGTGCTGCTAAAAGTTCTTTTAATAAAGCAGAAGGTATTAAAGTAGAATACGTAGATCCAGCTGATCTTGTATATTCTAACACAGACTCACCATACTTTGATGATATATATTACGTAGGTGAAGTAAAAGAAATATATTTAAACGAACTTAAAAAAGAGTTTCCAAACCTTACAGACGAACAACTAGAGTCTTATCAAGGTTACAACTCTTCTTATAGCAGTACTGCTTACAACTCTAAAGCTGACGAAAACAATACAGCTACAGTATTATACTTTGAGTATAAAACATATGCTAATCAAGTTCACAAAATTAAAAAGACTTCTACAGGCGGCAGTAAGGCTATAGAGAAAAACGATACGTTTAATCCTCCAGCTTCTGATGACTTTGAAAAAGTAGACAGAGCTATTGAAGTTATTTACGAGGGCGCTAAAGTAATTGGTAGTAAAGAGCTTTTAAAGTGGGAGCTTAAAAAGAATATGATACGACCAAAAGCAGACACAACAAAAGCTCAAATGAGTTATGCTATCTGCGCGCCACGTATGTATGAAGGTCGTATTGAAAGCCTAGTAAGTCGTATGACTAACTTTGCTGATATGATTCAACTTACGCATTTAAAGCTGCAGCAAGTGTTGTCAAGAGTAGTACCTGACGGTGTTTACTTAGATGCAGATGCTTTAGCTGAAATAGATTTAGGTAACGGTACAAATTACAACCCACAAGAAGCACTTAACATGTACTTTCAAACAGGTAGTGTAATTGGTAGATCTATGACACAAGACGGTGATATGAATCGCGGTCGATTACCTATTACGGAACTTAATTCAAATGGAGGTAATAATAAGATTAGTGCACTCATAAGCACTTACAATTATTATTTACAAATGATGCGTGATGTCACTGGCTTAAACGAGGCTAGAGACGGAGGCGTACCAGATAAAAATGCTTTAGTAGGGCTGCAAAAATTAGCTGCAGCAAACTCTAATACAGCAACAAGACACCTATTGCAATCAAGCTTGTATATAACCCTAACAATGGCAGAGTGTATTGCAATGCGAGTGTCTGATGTTATAGAGTATTCACCGACTAAAGAATCATTTGTTAAAACGCTAGGAAAGTTTAACGTTTCTACATTAGAAGAAATGGCTAACTTACACTTGCATGATTTTGGTATATTTTTAGAGCTTGCGCCAGATGAAGAAGAAAAAGCTAAACTAGAAAATAATATTCAAGTGGCCTTACAGTCCGGTCAAGTGTATTTAGAAGATGCTATTGACATTAGAGAAGTACGTAATATTAAGTTAGCAAATCAATTACTTAAAATACGTAGAAAAAAGAAACAAGAGCTAGATCAACAGCAACAACAACAAAATATACAAGCGCAAAGTCAAGCAAATGCGCAAGCCGCACAAGCAGCTGCACAAGCGGACATGCAAAAACAACAAGCTCTTACAGAGTCAAAAGCTCAATTAGAGCAAATGAAGTCGCAGCTTGAAATAGCTAAAATGGAAAGAGAAGCTCAGATTAAAAAAGAGCTAATGCAGTACGAGTTTGAAATTAACAAACAACTACAACAAGGTCAACTTTCTATTGTGCAAGAAAAAGATAAGTTTAAAGAAGATCGTAAAGACGAAAGAACTAAAATACAAGCATCACAGCAAAGTGAGCTTATAGACCAAAGAAAAAACAATGCACCACCAAAAAGCTTTGAGTCCGCAGGACAAGACAATTTAGGTGGGTTTGGACTTGAACAGTTTGAGCCGCGTTGATAGTAAATTAACAATTATATAATATTTTATCATGTCAGAACAAACACAACCTATAGAAGAGGTAGTAGACGAAACAGTTCAAGAAACTAAAACTGTAGAAGAAACACCTAAAGAAGATACTTCGTATAAAGAAGTTACAAAAGATGGTACTATTAAATTAGACCTAGGAAAATTAAAAGAGTTTCAAAACAAAAACACAGATACAGATGCCAAAGAAGAAGTGCGGGTGCAAACACAAAAAACGCAAGAGCCAGTCGCTGAAGAAAAAGAAGTCAGTGAAGAGATCTTACAAGAGGTAACCGACGAACCAGAGCAACCTGTAGCTGAAGTAACACAAGAAGTTACAGAAGAAAAAATTACACCAAAGCCAGAAGTAAAGTTACCAGAAAACATTGAAAGTTTGGTAAAGTTTATGGAAGATACAGGTGGTACTATTGAAGAGTATGTAAGGCTTAATGCTGATTACTCTAATGTAGATAATAACACATTATTAAAAGAATATTACAAGTCAACCAAGTCTCACTTAGATAATAGCGAGATTGATTTTTTAATTGAAGACAACTTTTCATTTGACGAAGATTTAGATGAACAGCGCGATATTAGAAAAAAGAAGTTGGCTTTAAAAGAAGAAGTTGCGAAAGCTAAAAAGTTTCTTAACGGAATGAAAGACGAATACTACAAAGAAGTCAAGTTGGGTTCTAAGTTGTCTAAAGATCAGCAAGATGCTATTAACTTTTATAACGAGTACAACCAAAAACAATCTGCTACTAGTGAAGTCCAGCAGAAGCAGTACAAGCAATTTGAGCAAAGTACCAATAATGTTTTCAATGAAAATTTCAAAGGTTTTGATTTTAAAGTTGGTGACAAGAAATATAGGTATAATGTAAAAGATGCTGCTGCTACTAAGGATTACCAAAGCGACATATCTAACTTTGTGAGGGAGTTCCTAGACGAAAACGATATGATGAAAGACGCTTCAGGTTATCACAAAGCTTTATACGCGGGTAGAAACATCGATAAAATTGTATCGCATTTCTATGAGCAAGGTAGAGCTGATGCTATAAAGAATACTGCCATCAAGTCAAAAAACATTGACATGGGCCCTAGAACTGTTAAACCAGTTGTAGACGCGAGCGGTATAAAAGTTAGAGTATTAGGTGGTGAAGATAGTTCAAGGTTGAAATTTAAAATTAGAAAAAAATAAAACAACTTAAAAACTAAAAAAAATGGGATTTAACACATCTTTAGGATTAGGTGGAAGCTTCAGTTTAACTGGCTCACCTAGTCAAGTAGTAAGTGCCAATACTTATCTTGATTTAGCTAACACAGCTAATCAAGGTTGGGCACAACAATATCTACCCGAATTATACGAACAAGAAGTAGAGCGCTACGGAAATCGTACAATTGGTGGATTTTTACAAATGGTAGGCGCTGAAATGCCTATGAGTTCTGATCAAGTAGTTTGGTCTGAGCAAAACAGATTACACTTAGCTTACAAAAATAAGTCTGGAAACGAAACATCTGTTCTTACAACTGTTTCTTCTGGTCTTATTACTTTAGGATCTGATTACACAAACTCCGTAAGAATAGGCGCAACTGTAATTGTTACAGATTCTGCTACAGGATTAAAAACTAATTATTGTAGAGTATATGCTACTAGTGGTCAAACTTTTAGCGTAAAACCTTACAAAACTGCTACATTGTCTGGAGACTTTGGAAGTGATGGATTAGGCGTTAATGTATTTGTTGTAGGTTCTGAATTTGCAAAAGGTTCTGCTTCTATGGTTGGAGAGCTTAAGCCAACTTTTACAAAATTTGACAACAGACCTGTTATTATTAAAGATCACTTTAAGATTTCTGGTT